TATTATATTTTACATTTTATATTTTGTTATAATTTTATATTTTGTTATACTTTTCATAAAAGTATATAATTTTATATTTTGTTATACTTTTCATAAAAGTATATATATTACATTTTATATTTTGTTATACTTTTCATAAAAGTATATAATTTTATATTTTGTTATACTTTTATATTTTGTTATACTTTTATATTTTGTTATACTTTTATATTTTGTTATACTTTTCATAAAAGTATATATTTTAATCTTTGGAACAAGGATCATTTTTTCCATATCCATAAGTAATTCCATCCCATGTTACACCACAATTTTTAGCCCATTTTTTTTTATTACATTCTCCTTTAGAACCAGTATATACGCCAGCTGTAAAATCAACCGCATTTTCATTTGATGGTGTTGGTACTCCACATGTTCCTAAACTTTGTTGGTTAAAACAACTTGAACCATTCGATGATAAATCTAACCAATAGTCCGGACAATTTGCTACATAAGGGGGCCATTTTATATCATTCGTTTTTTTATTTATAGCATACGCCATCATAAATAATACAATTGCTAAAACTACTAAGACAACCAGTATAACTTTTTTTTTAAAATCAAATTCCATTATATAAATAAATATATATTTTTTTATAAATATAGATTATATTATGAACTATTCTAAAAGTTACAATGGAAGAATAAATTTATACACTAAACCAAAAACTACATATGATGAACCCGATATTTCAAATTTATTTGCAATTTATGATAAAATTCCTGCTGAACAATGTGTTACATATCGCGATCCATTAGTAGGACAAATTGACGAAACACCATTAACTAAAGCTTATTTTTCAAATGATAATATTCGAATTATTCAAAATGGTATAAGAGCAGGAGTTCATAGAAAATCAAACGGACAATATACTATTGGATATCAAGATTGCGACTCAATTCAAATAATAATGAGAAGCATTTATCTACAACATTCAATTAATCAATCTACAAATATAGCTAAACAAATAGAAAAATTAAATGAAATGGTTTTAGACTATTGCATTCCAAAAGTTTATTTAGAAGCTCAAGGATATTTAAAATATTTATCTGATGTTAGTACTCTGGCAGTACCTATGGCTAATCCAATCATGGCAAGCCAAAATGACAAACGAAATCATAAATTGCCTAATTGGTTTTAAAAACTGTAATTGATATATAATTAATATATAATTAATATATAATTAATATATAAACAAATGGGACCAAAAACTAAAAAAAAAACTATACCAACATCCATTACAAAAACTTCAGAAAAAAGCACACGAAAACAAACTGAAAGTAGAGTCAAAAGTTTGAAAAAAAAAAGAGAATTAAGTTCTGTATCTGAACCCAAATCTACACCAACATCGATGTCATTTATACCACCATCTGCACCACCATTTATACCAACATTTATACCACCAACAGAACAAAAAATTAAACGCAGTCAAGGTAATGAATTTAATACTACTGGTTTAAATATTGTCAATAATTTTATTAGAATTATCGAGCATTTTGATGAGTTAAATTTATTAATATCTGTGGATTTTGATAACAGATGTTATTTATATGTTACAATGATAAATTTTTTAACTAATAATCATTCTATGAGTTACGATGATTTATTAACTGAATTTCCATCGATGAATGCCGACAATTATACTATTGAATATCATGAATATAATATTATTCCAAATGATAATTATATATCTTATGCCAATCTTTTTGAATATGAGAAAAGTAATGTCGTTCCCACAAATACACTTTTGAAAAAATATCACGATGAAAATACCAACATTTATTTAAATTGTAAATGTTATTTGGATGGATGTGATATAATTCATGATGTTGTTCATAGAAATGCATATGTAAACCAATTAAAACAAATAGAAGCCCTAAATAATGAAGCCCCAAATAATGAGTTTGACGTAGCATTTCCTCATGGAAATAATTCATGTAATAATGCCAAAATTAAAGAATTTAGAAATAATAAAGTACTACAATTAAAAACTTTAACTGATTTACAAGCTCCTTTTCCTCTTTCAGAAATTCAAAAAAGAATAACAAAAGAACAAGGATATATTATGTTTTTTAAAGAAATTGTTGAAGTTTATGCAATAAATAAAAACATTACACAATTCACATATAGAGAAAGTGGTCGTGGATTGTCATTCAAAGAATTATCAAATTATTATAATAATCTTAATAATGTAGAACAGACCAAATTTAAACAATTATGTAAAGGTGATGCAAATGATACAGTTGCCGACGACATTTTTCAAATGATATTGAAATTTAACGCAAATACAAATAAAATTGATTTAGAAATACCAAAATATTCGATATCCGCATTTGATGCTTGTAAGCAAACAATGTGTGCTATGCCAACATATCTTTCCAGTGATAATATATTTAAAAATGTTTATGGTAAATATCATTATTATTTATATTCTACATTGAATTCAACCATAACATCCTTACAAAATATAATTATTGTTACAGATTTAGAAAATAATTTATTAGCTATTTTTTTAATAAAAGGAGATGCATCAATTAATTTTTTATTAGAGAAAAATAATACCATATTTCCTGATAATACTATTCAATATACTAGAAAAAAATCAGAAGAATCAAAATCAAGTTTCTTTGTAGATAATGAAATTATAAATAAATTACATAATTTGTTAATGATATTACCATTCAATGTTAATGCAAGTAAGTTGGAATATATTGAATCCGAGTTAATGACCAACAACGGTGGATATTTTTATAATGAACCAATTGGTATTAATGAGAAACAATTAATATTATTTGGAAATAAAACTATAGGAGATTTAATATTTACTAGCAATGTATATAAAACTCTTAATAGACCCACTTCATCCGATCTATCTACCATAACATATGATGATAAAATTTATTCAATATCAACAACCGATTCATTTATTTGGGCATCTGTTTTATATAATTATTTATCTGGAAATAGTAATATTCTACAATCAGTTTGGCAAAAAGATGCTGGTGGTGGTTGGATTTATAGTTCTGGCATATTTTTAGAAACTCCCGATTCACGTGTTAAACATTTATTAGTAGAATCCGCATGTGTATTATCATTTATAAAATATATTATTAAATATGTATCCGAACACATTAAATTATCACTAAATAATGTTGTACTAATTATTTTAACCAATGTATTTAAAATTGAATATTCAGAATTGTATAAAATTGCAAATATTGTATTGAATAATTTACCTCTTAACAGAGTTACTAATTATTTAGATGCTATTTTTAAATTACATTCATATTTAACAAGTGATAATGATACAATATTTCCAAACCCATATGAAAAATTATCATTTGAAATATTTAAACAAGAAATTTTTTTTAAAAAATCATTGATTGATAAATATATTAATAACCTTATCGACATTGAATATGACTTTACGACATCATATGATGTAAGTATTTTATTAAAAAAACTAAAGTTATTGACTAAATTATCAAATATGTTTTATATGAATACAGTCTCAATTTATAAAAATAATAAATTAAATATTGAAGAAGTTCCTATTGTGGTCGCCACTTCAAATAGGGGGGTCATACAAATTTTTAATATAGATCCTAAATTAGAAAAGGTTATAACTAAAAAAAAAGTACCCGGTTTATCAGGAGAGCTTGTTTTATCTAGGGGTATAAATATGCAAATTTTACATAATTCAATTGATTACCCTGTTAATTTAATTTTAAATTGGTATGATGATAATCCTAACGTATACAATAATACAGTTTTAACCAAATTAGGAACATTACCAAATTCGAACCCAAATTTATTAAAAAATGATTCGTGTGGATATTTAGATCCATCGTTAAATTTAAACAAATTTTATCAGCATGCAACAGATTCATATAGCAAACATCCATTTAAATTAATAGCAAATAGCAAATCTAATTTTATTACGAACTATGTGATAAATAAATCTACAGATAAAGTTGATAATGATATATATTATAAATTAATAAATAACACACTCAATCATTCAAAATTAGAAATTGTATTATTTTCTAATAGTCGGATTAAAACTAATATTACATATCTTGGAAGATTTTTAAATGACTCTGAACCACCTCGATCTAATGTCACTATCGAGATCAATTTATGGGAAGTAGATAATACTATAGGTAATTTATTTTATTTATTAAACTTCAATAGCATTCAGGATGATACTTCAAGCACTAAATTAATAATAACTAAAATATTGAGACATTTTAAAAATATACTCATGAATTATAAAATATTAAAAAACGATGAAGATATGAATTCTAAGTTATTTGAATCAATCATGACACTTTCATTTAAAGATATTATCATTAAAAACATACAAAAAATACAAAGTGATTTGAATGAAGATAATTTTTTCGATAAATTTAAACAAATATATTTAGTAGATAATTCTAGTAGTATAAATTTATCTGACGAAATAGAAGATGATGAAGACGATGATAATGATGAAACACAACCTGTTTCTAAAAAAAATGCACCCAGGAATAAAAAATCAGCCGTTTCTACCAAAATTAGAGGTGGGAAAAAAACAAGAAAAAATAAAAACAAGAAAAAATAAAAATATAATTTAATTTAATTTAAGTTAATTAAATTATACATTAACACGTGTTTGACTATTAACAAATTTATGCGTCGCAATCACTATCATTTGTATATTCTTCTTCTTGCATTTCGATTGTATTAATTTTTTTGTCTATCACTTTTTTATTGAACACAATTTCATCATCATCATTGTTATTTACTTTGGCATTTACTTTGGCATTTATTTTTGCGTTAATTTGTTTTTTATTTCTTTTTACAGGAGTTACTTTTTTAATATCTGATTTAACATTTCCTCCTACTGCTTTCTTTTTATTTTGTTTCTTTTTATCTTGTTCTTTTTTATCTTGTTCTTCAGGTTCTTCATCATTTTCTTCTTTTCTTTCACGAATATGTCTATCATATTCAATTTCCAATAGTTTCAATTCATTCAACCACATATTTTCGATGGTTGTATTTTTCAAGTTTAATAATTCAGCTTCTTTTTCAGCATATTTATTGTTCAAATGATTTACATTTTCATTACATACACTAGACATTTTCATATCAGTTAAATAATTATAATTATCTCCGATTGTTTCATATTCGCAATCTTCCAACATTGAATTAACTTGAAGTTCATTCTTTCGTCTAAGATCAATGGTATCATTCAATATTTCTTGAATGTATCTTGATTTATTTCTCAGTATTTTAATGTCTTGCTCTAATTTATTAATTAAATTATTTTTTCTTAAATGATAATGATGAAGTCTTGTTAAATAATAATCATCAATTATATCAGGAATATTGTCATATTTTACTAACTTATCATCCGCATTAAATAAATTCATATTTGTAGTTGTTTCTGTTGTAAACAATTTCAATAACTTTTCAAGTCCATTGCATCCATGTTCCAATTCAGTTTCTTCAAATTCTCTTAATTTGCCATTTGAAAATATAATCGTAAAATAAATTACCGATTCAGTACTATTATCTTTACTTTCTTTAATAATAGGAGTAATTTTTTTCCCTTCATCATCTCTATCATTTTGTAATTTATCAATTAACTCTTTAAATTTTTGAGTTGACATTCCAATAGGCAATTCAGTGACAATAATTTCATCATCTTTAATTTTATTATATGAACCTTTGAATAAAATTTTATTGGGTGTCAATTTGGTGATTATTCCATTGAATCCCTCATAATGAGGTTTGAATTCTATTGATTGATTTAATTCTATTTGTCCCAATAATTTATTTTTCAAATATGCGATAATATCAATCGGTCTATAACATAAAACATCGCTACTAAACCCTGTTCCAATTCCATTGCTTCCATTTACTAATATCATGGGAATTATAGGAACATAAAATTGTGGTTCTACAATTGTTCCATCATCATCCAAATAATTTAAAATATCATCATCGTATAATGGATATATAAATCTGGCAATTCTTTCTAATTTAGTGAAAATATATCTTGGTGAAGCCGAATCTTTTCCCAAAAGCATTCTTGAACCAAATTGACCTTCAGGTTTTAATAAATTTATATTATTTGAACCAACATAATTTTGTGCTAATCCAACGATAGCTTTATTCAAACTTTCTTCACCGTGATGATATCCTGAATGTTCTGAAACATATCCTGAAAATTGTGCAACTTTGATGGAATTATTCAAATTTTTCTTAAAAGCACTATAAATAATTTTTCTAGTACTAATTTTAAGTCCATCAATTAAATTTGGAATGCTTCTTTCACAGTCATATTTTGAGAAATGAATGAGTTCTTTATTGACAAAATCTGTGTATGATATGTCATTTTCTCGTGTGTCTAAATAACTATTTCTATCATAAACATTTTCAAGCCAATATTTTCTATCTTCAGCGCGTTTTTTATTAAAAGCCATATCGATAACATCATCGCATTGAGTTCCACTGTATGTAAAATTTACAATTTTTGGATTTTCAAAATATTCTCTAAATTCATTTTTAGTTGAAGTACCTAACCCTTTGTAATATTTAATTTTCCATCCGTATGTATCATTAGTTTTTTTCCATTCTTCATATTCTCCATTATTGTAGAAAGACAATTGATTATTATTTTTTGTGGCTTTTAATATTGGTGTATTCATGAAACAAATAAATCCTGGAATTCGAAACAATGATGCCCATTCATATTGAAATACATTAATTCCCAAACCTTTAATATGTGAACCATCAGTATCTTGGTCTGTTGTAAACATTATTTTTCCATACCGTAAGTGTCTGTGTACATCTTCAATAGTTGCGTATTCTTTTTTTATTTCTAATCCCAATATTTTTTTAATATCACTGATTTCATCATTTTCTAATATATTTTTAAATGTCATTCCACGAATATTTGGCAGTTTTCCCTTAATGGGATAAATCCCAATATAATTTCGGTGTTCGGATGATAATCCAGATACAACACCTGTTTTAGCTGAATCTCCTTCGGTAATAATTAAAATGCAATTTTTAGATTTATCTGTTCCTGCCCAATTAGCATCAGTTAATTTGGGAATTCCTTGAATAACACGAGTCTTAGAACCATCCGATTTTTTAGCAGTGCGATGGTCTTTAATTTCAGTTATAGCACAAACTGTATCCATAATTCCTAATTTGGCAACTTTTTCAATAAATTTGTCGGAAACTTCACACCTAGAACCAAAATTTGCCGGGGATGTTTTCATATGTTCTTTGATTTGACCATCAAATGTTGGATTTTCAACATCACATCGCAAGAATAATATAATTTGGTCTTTGATGGTATTCATATTAACTTTAATTTTTTTCTTTTTTTCAATAAATTCAGCTAATTTGCGAGTAATTTGATTAATAATATATTCAACGTGTTTTCCACCTTTAAAAGTGTGAATTCCATTGACAAAGGAAATATGTGTGAATTCATTCGTTGGAGTTAAAGCAACAGCATATTCCCATCGTCCATTTTCATCAGATTCATAAACACGTTTGCATATAGTTTTATCACCAATATACATGTCGATATACTGTTCAAAATTTTTTATTTGAATGATATTATTATTATATTTAACTTTAACACTTTTATCAGTTACTGCTGATATATCATGAGTTCGCTTTTTAAGCAAATTAATAACATCAGGTGTTAGGCCTTCAATTCCCAATCGTTGATAATCGGGTTTAAAAGTAATTTTAGTGTATGGTTTTCCGCTAAATTTGCTAATCCTTGGAGGAGAAATTATATCCAAGTTGTTTTGAAATTCTTGAATATATTTTAAGCCGCGAATATGGTCGACCGTCTCAATTCTTCCATAACTTGACCAAATTAAAAGTAGTTTAACTCCAAATCCATTTTTTCCACCAGTTATTTTCTTTTCGGTTTTATTATAATTAGTTGATGTTCTAAGATGTCCAAAAATCATTTCAGGGATCCACAAATCATATTCTTGATGTTTAGCAATATCAATTCCATTTCCATTATTTGTCATCATTATTGAGTCATCGGGTAAAATTTCAATTTCAATCTGTGTAACAGGCAATGAATTAGGAATTTGGTCATTGATTTTTTGTTGCATGCGAATAGCGTGGTCGCGACAGTTAACAATTCCTTCATCGAATAACTTGAATAATCCTGGAATATATGAAATATTTTTTCGAATAATTTTATCTCCATCTTCATTCATGATCCATAAATCATCGTCCGATTTTTCAATTGACCCAATATATGTATCTGGAAGCTCTAAAATATGTTGCTTGTCTGTTTTCATTTGAACATCAAAGAACATCTCATTTGAATCAGTATTAGAACTCATTTTGTGAAAGTATATATATAAAAAAAATTATGTTTAAATTGTTTCAATTTTTTTATAAATAATAAATAATAAATAATAATAATATGTCACTTAATATTTATCCGGGAAATCATTCAAATTTAAGAAAATACATTCGAAGAGAATATTTAAATCAATATTATAATTTACAAAAAGAAATATTTCCAAATGCTAATGGAGAATGTAATTGTATTACAAATAAAGTTCTTTCCATAAAACAAGGATATTTAGATCCAAATATAAATGATGCCCAACGAATTTCACAAATTCTTCAAACAAGTGTAGGAGGTCGCACTACGTTTGGAAATTATAATAATCCTTTAAATGTGAATTGTCTAGGAGGTATTGAAGGACAAAGTGGTGGAATTCCTCGTCCTTTGAGAAATAAGTTTTAATTTTATAATTTTATGAAAAATAAAAAATAAAATAAAATAAAAAATAAAATAAAATAAAAAATAAAAAATAAAATAAAAAATAAAAAATAAAATAAAAAATAAAATAAAAAATAAAATAAAATAAAAAATAAAATAAA